CCCGCATGGAATAAGTCCCTTCATGAACGGGTTTTTGCACAGCATTACATCCTGTGGCCGATACGGATACCACGACGAGTAGAACGACGGCCGACGCGACCACGGCGACGGACCGAGGATCTTCGAAAGCTTCTACGACCACGACGACGACGAGATCTCATAATTACCTCCTAGCGCTTATAGAATTTTGATCTGTAAAGTTTTGGGTCTACACCAGCAGGGATTGGAGTAGGGTGGAAGCGACGAGTTGAGTATTTGAATTTCCAATACATGTTGGGTGGTAGAGGATTGTCCTGATACGAGGGTTCAAATTGACGAGGATTGGTTAGAAGTCCTGACATCAAGTCGATATGATGAGAGAGCATTGAGATGACATCATTTGCTTTGTCGCCTTGAACATCAGGCGAAGACATAAGTTTAAGTGAACCATCAGGGAATTTTTTGAAAGTAGTCCAAGTCACATTACCGTAGGCCTGGGACGGCTTGCCCTTGGGGGACGCCGTCCGGCCCATAGGCATTATTTGGACAGGTGCATTCGGGGTCTGGCCTGAAAGACCGCCGATTTCAGAGTTTCCATCCGCAGGGAACGGAGCGCCGACTTGGTCTCCTTGGAGATCTTTTCGAAGCATAGTGTTTTCAAGTTGCATTCGTTCGAGCTGAAGTTTTCTAAATGCTCGTTGATCAGTTGTTTCAGTACTGGCAATTGCTCGGGAAAGATTTTGGCCCATGTTTCGATAGAAGTCTGATCGAGGGGCAGATTCAGCGCCAATTTGAAAAGACGGAGAGGCTTGTGCTCCAGAAGCTCCCAAAGCCGCGAGTGGGTGCAGACCGGCTGAGATTGCATCATCGACTTTCCATTTAATTCCATGTTGAGCGAACTCCTTTTGCATGTCGTAATTGCGTTGATTAACGAGGTCTTGTTGACGGCGTGCAGCATCATTTTCGGATTCTTGAGAGCGCATGGCCATATAATCTCCAGCCATTTGTGCGCCAGTTGAGAAGAGTGCGACGGGGTTTACAGCAGCAGCTACTTTTCCTGCGATTTTTTTGAACGACTTCGAGAGTCCCATTAAGATAACCCTTGAAGATTCAAGAGCCAGAATTCAGGGTTAAGTAGATCATTAACGTGAGCAAGTGCTATCCAGTCCATTTTGTCCTCCTAGCAAGAATAGTTTGACGTCCAGTTAAATTTCGGCGGTTTGAATCCAGTACCGCCGGCAATACCTTTAGCGTGCAGTACCTGTTTACGACGATTTCGACGCACGCAGATAAGAACGCGTGCAGGGTTTACGAAACCAAGGGCGGAAGGTACAGTGTTTTTTAAATTTTCTGATGGGCGGGGTCTCGCCTGTACGGCTACCCGCCCACCAGAAGTTGTTTTCAGTGGCCTGTCGTTTCCCAGAGGATGGAATAACCTCCGATCATCGACAGGCAGATAGTTAGTGTAAGGTGACACCAGTTTTTTGTGGGTAAGCGCGGGGCGCTTAACTTGGGGCAGCCTTCGGCTAGCGGCCGGTTTCAGGCGGCCGCGCCCAAAGGTAGAGAAAGGCATAAATGCTGATTTTTTAAAGAATCTTAGAGCAAGGATCATGTCTAGCATTCCCCTTTTTTAAGGATTTTGGTGTCACCTAGCACAGTACACAACAAGGGAGTGTACTGTGCTGGTGTTTATTTTGCCTCAGTTTTGAGTTCTGGTTCTTTCTTTGGTTGGAACCAGGATTTGGTCTTTTTTACCCGTTCTACGGGCATTTCCTCGACCATTCCATGAGCTAACTCATCTAGTCGAGTTTGGATTGAAGGCATTTTTTGACCATTGAAGTCTTCTTCATAGGGCGTTTTTTCATAAGAGTCTTCTTCGACATCGAGATCATCTGCGTCATCGAAAGAGTCCATACCACGTTGCTGAAGTTCCTGCATAGCATTAGGATTTTTGGTGAAGCGCAATATTTGCTCCGCCAGTGTTAGAGGTTTTTGGATATTAACGACAGCAGGTGTTGAGTCCGGTATTTCATTACCGTCATGAGTGTGCTTTTTGAACCAATGAAACATAGAGCCTCCTTAAAGAGCAGAGGGCATACCGACTGGATCTACCAGACGGCGGGCGCCTATAGTGTGATGAGCCATTACCTGAATAGAGTCCGTAGAAGTCGACTGAAGGATACGAGATTCTGCAGGATCGCAAGTAATGAACGAATTGTTGAGAGTAACATCGCCCGCAAAAGTGCGAGCAAGATGCCACGAGTTGAGAGTTGTAGTTCTGAATTCACCAGATACTCTAGACTCTTCTCGACGATAGTTGTCGTAGCGATTTTGATAGCCGAACACATCATCTGGGCCAGAATCAGCCGAATATACTTCTTTGTTGTAGATCTCCTCTTGGCCAACGTGTTGGAGCTCTTTTTGCCAGAAGTCTTCTTTGGTTGTTCGGAGGAGGTGTTTGGGGATACCATTAGCGTATATTGTCTTTGGGCGGATAGAAAGCAAGGAGAGAACTACTCCGTGTTCCTCGAAGAAGCGTCTGTAGCGGTTTGAGCGAAGCGCGGCGATCCCATGACCTGCAAGTATACCAACTCCGGTTTTCGGCGTTCCTGACGTGCTTGGAGCGGCCTGAACGATCTCTGAGAAGGTTATTACCTGTTTTCCGCCGCCTAGATATTCAGGGCGTTGCAGGCGGGCATCGGAAGATCGAATTCCAAGATAAGCAAGATACTCGGTGTAACGGGAGCCATATAGCATGCGAGCTTCCCGGTAGCGTTGGATGGCAAATGCCCATCGAATGTCGTTGATATCAGCAGCAGTAGCGTTTGTGAGGTCAGCTTGTAGACCAGTAGTTCCGGCCCATTCAAGGTCGGTTGTAGTTACAGGTGAGCCTTCATAGACGATAGTATTATCGTCTTTCATGCGTAGTTTTCGGCGATCAGCGCCTCCGTCGATTTGTACTCCGGGGACAGCGCCAGTGGATATGACAGGGGCGACGGAACCAAGAGGAAGAGTGACAGCGGTTCCGAGTTGTGTTGTTAGGCGAGCCGAAGTAAATCGGTCTTTTTCCCAGGCGATAGATTGGAGCGTTGTGTTTGTTGTTGTATCAGCTCCATCGGTTTTGTCGATTGTTAATTCAGTTGTAAGGGATTCGTCCCGATACCATTCGTTATAGATAAGAGCGTAAGCGCGGAAGGGGAGAGCAGAGACCGCGCGATCAGAGGCTACGAGAGAAGGTACATCGAGATAGTCAGCAAGTGAGCCAACGGCAGCATTGTTGACCGTAATTGTTGGAAAGGTTGGAGTTGAGGTTCCAGCAGGGCCACCAGTTATGAAAGCTTCCCAGCCAGTATTTGCTCCACCGGAATTGTCCCAGAGAAGACGATAAGGTACGAACCAGTGATGTACACGTACAGTGATAGGGTGCATTACAGGCGTGACGAGAGGCGAGACACGAAGTAATAGCGAAGTTGCGTGTTGAAATGTGTCCCCAGGAAGTACTTCAGTACATCCGATTGGAACGAGTTTGCCCATGTCGCAGCTCGTAAGTTTGTAGTGCGACAGATTATGCTTGTGTCTCATAGTTTTCTCCCTTTTGCGAATATTTTCGTTTTAGCTTCCAAGTTTTTAATTTTTTGTTGTACGTCTCTAAGGTAGAGGGCCTTTGGGTCCGAGAACGACGAAGGTAGTCCTTGAGCCTTTGCTGCAATAAGATTTTTTTGATGCAGCTCTTGCAGTCGGTCAAGATAGACCTTTTGCTCCGATTTCGGGGCGTCCATTGGTCTTCCAAGTGCTTCACGCCATTTTCTCCGGAGATATCTCCCCAGTGGCCACGACGAACCGTTCCTCAACAGCGTTACAGGTGCATCGATAGACTTCTTCAAGTACTTCCCCTGCCGAGTAGCGACCCCAGTGTTTATCAACTTTTTTATCGCAATCGCTCCGATGCCGGGCTTCAGAGACATCCGTGCGAACTCCGGCCTTCGGCCTTTTAATTTCTTTTGTGTCCATGTGTCCTCCTTTGTCCATTTTTTTGTGACGTAACCGCCAATATAGGCGGCAGATTGTTGATTCAGTTCACCGACATCAATACGGCCCCGACCCCAGGTCGATTCGATCGTTTTACATACTCCGCAGCAATTTGCGTTACCAGTTTTATTGTGGGAGGTGCGACCGTTAAGACAGCCTGGTAGTCCAAAGCAGTCGATATGATAATGAGGGCGTTGCGTTTGGTCGCCATATTCGCCCACCATGAAATAACGGATGGTTTGCGGCGCGACCATTTTACGGAGCCGTTTAATAAAGTTTTGTACATCTCTAGGCTCCAAGTTTCCGAGAACAGGGCGATTTCCGTTCCATGCAGAAGACACATCGTTTATCTCTTCCGCACGATACGTTAGAGTTACGAATGAAGATTGCGTGTGAGCGTCCCTCTCGAGCATTATACGGTTGGTCCAGAGACGACGTTGATTTATCCGGCAGGGAGTACATTGGCCGCACCCGCATGGAATAAGTCCCTTCATGAACGGTTTTTTGCACAGCATTACATCCTGTGGCCGATACGGATCCCACGACGAGTAGAAC